TGTCGTACACAGTAGCTAAATCGAAATTACCGATTAGGTATTTGTCGATAGTAACTAGTGTAGTGGGGATAATAGGTACGCCATCCAGAGAAAGCTGACCGGCCACCATAACCAGTCTGTCAATGTACCTGCGATCTGTTGTACTTGCTTTGATTAATTTCAAAGCAGTAACATCAGATGGGTGCATTAATATGTAGTTCGGAGCCTCCTGGTCTGCAATCAAAATTTGATTCATCGCAACGGTTAAAACGTCTGCGTTGTTTGCATTATCAACGGCCAGCGCAAAAGCTCCCGCACTGAAGGCTGTAGCAGTAGTAAGGATTCCGTTCAGGTTATTGCCTGTATTGTCTCCTTGGTAAACCTGATTCTCGACATCTTTGATCAGTTCACGCATCAAGTTGTTTCTGATTTCTGATTCCATGAAATCTATATCGCCAATCATTTCCAAAGAAATCTTTGTGAAAGCGGTCCGTTTCTTAACGGTTTGTGAAGTAACAACCAAATCAAAGTCGATCTGATTTTTAGTTGCGCCTTCGGTGGTTCCGCCGGCTGCGCCTTCTTTGTTAGCTTGGTAAACCCATGAAATAACGTTCGACGTAGCGACGCCACGACTAACAATGTCCATAAGGCGAATCCTGCGTGAAGCGATAATGTTCAGCCCAGACAAGCGTTGTTCAACTGGAACATTTCCACCTGAAATGTTACCAGCGATAGTCATGTCGCCAACAGCCTTGAAGCTAAACTCGTTTGCCTTAACGCCCTCTTTGTCGGCACCGGCCATTGCTTTAATCTTCGCAACGTTTGCTTCAAGTCCCTTCCGGATAGAAGAAACCTTTTTGCCTTCTTCAACTTTTTCAGCTTCGGAAAGTTTCTTGATGGCTAAACCATATTGTTTAAGCGTTTCGTTAAGGGATTTCATTTGATCTACCTGATTTTCCTTAAGCGTATTTATAGCCTTGTCAATATCTTCCTTCGTGGCCTTGCTATCTATCAACGACTGCAGAGTCTTTCTAGCGTTGTCATTAAAAGCATTGTAATATTCGGCTAGCTCCTCTGCGGTCGCATCTTTCTTAAAGGTTTCCCACTCATCGCCTTTTAATTCGGTGAATTGTCCTTTAACTATAAACACCGGCAACACTATTGCCATAGCCACTCCACTTGCCAAAGACCCGTGAAATAGATTTGCAAAGTCGGCACTTGGAACTGATGCAAATATTGCGATACCGATAATTGAAAGAATGCCAAGACATAGCACTCTCATTTTTTTTGCCGTAGCTTTTTTAGCCCAGGACACACTTGTTCTTTCGGTTTTCATTTTTGTTTCATTAAGTTTAATAATAATTGTTTTTTGTCGGACGAACTTATTTTTTTTATCGCTTCGTCGCTTGCGATTTCTTGATCCGGCTTTTCAATTTCGGTGTCCTTAAGTGACGGCGCAAAATTTACGAGTGAATTATATTTTTGTTGGCAAACCTTTAAACCCATTTCTATTGAGTATAAGCGTTCGTCTGTTCCTTTACCATTCTTTAGGGCTGCAATAAAAGCGGCCATTTCTTTATTAATCTTTTCCAGTAATTCCGCCTTATTTCCCTTGCTTACGTCCAGCATCGGAGTTAAGCTGTTGGCTCCGAAAGTAACCGCCGAACCTTCCCAAAGGAATAACTCTTTGATTTCAAAATACGCTTGATCACCTTCTCCTATCAGCTGCATTTTATCAGGTATGTAATTGAAGCCGATCGAATGTTCCATAATGATTCCATCTTGATAGTCAAGGAACGCATCGTTACCCTTTGTGCTTCGACCCAAATCTGAAGTTGCTACCAAATGCGTATCTGTTTCTTCAAGCGATACTAACTTTCCTATTTGATGTTCCCAATCGTGGTATCGCAAATGCGCGATCTGCCTGTTCGATGTTGTGGCAGGCCCACGCTCCTGAATTGATTTAGCGAAAGCACCCTTGCGAATTACATCCCTATCAGAATCAATATTATTGAAGGCCGCGAAAGCAACCTTCACCCGGCGGCCAACGCTATCAATATCCTTCACATCTAATGAGAGGTTTTTTACTTCGTATGAATTAAATGTTTTAACCATGTTTTAGTTTATTACTTCGCTTACTAATTGAGCCGTTAAAATGTCCATCGCTCTGCTTAATGATTCGCTTAGAGCCGTATCCCCTGCTGTATTCGCGCGCTCCCTTGCGAGTGCTAATTGTTGAAGTGCTAATGGAACTTTTCCAAGATTATCTGGCCCCGCACCTCCACCTGTTAACAATTCATCTTTAGGGTCTACGCTTTCTGGCTGACCTAGTTCTCTCGCTGCCTGATTCGCAGATATAATGCCACTATTCTTTAACATGGAATAGGTCTGAGCTTTCTCTTTAAAGTTTTCCTGCAATACTTCTATTGAAGAAAAATCCTGGCCCATGCGAACTTTCTTTCCCGGAAAATGGTTAGTGCATAGAAACATTGTAAGCTGCTCGGAAATCTTGTCGCTTATGGGCATGATCGCATTTGTGAACATAGCCCTTTCTGCTTCTAATCTGTTGTTGTACGTCTTGTTTTCGGGGTCATTGAACAATGAGCTGTCAAGTCCGTAGACATTGCATATAGCCCGAAGATTAACCACACCCTTTTCAATCAACTGCAGGTCTACTGAACTCATCGCCATCTGAATGAATGCAAGGTCTTTGTTTGTGACTTTTATTTTTCCAAAATTTCTTGTTCCTGCTGTTTGCGAGTCAAAGTCCGATTGAACCTTTGCCGCCTCATCTGGCAACATTGGCCGTTGGCTTTTGTCGGTTATTAAACCGATAGCGCCTCGATTCTGCAAAAGGCTTGCGTCAGCATCCCATCTATCATTTCCAGTTTGAACCACTTTAGCCGCTACCTGTATAGGGCTTAATCCATATAGAGATTCTTGAACAGTCGAATAGCATGGATTAAAAAACTTTATATGTGATATTTTTTCCTGATCTATCGTATAATACCGACTATCGATATTGAGACTGTATTTATATTCAGGTAAAAAAAAATTTCTGTTGCTTTCGATACAAATTAAATTACTCGGAAGCACATCTAGCTCCTCAATCAAAGAAGAGTTAAATTGTGTTTCGCCGTATAGATATGAGTTTCCGCTTGCGAGTAAATATACCAACAACATTTCCTCGATGTCATTCCATGTATATTTCTTTTTTGAATTAGGGCTATACATCAACTCGTGAATGGAAGTGTTTTCAAGCAACACCCATTCATTACCCTTTTTTTCTTCGACTATCCACGGTACCGTTTTCGTTATGTCGCTGATTTTTTTGATCACGGCGTAAACGTCAACATTCTTTTCGTATGAGTTTTCAATAATAGATGTGCCGTTCATTGCGAAGCTGTTGGCAGCGAACGAACCGAACATTTTCCAAATGGTTTGCCTATCGTTATTTGATAGGGGCGTTACCCAATTGCGTAACGTTGTGAGTAATCCCATTATATTTATTTAGGAAGGTTTATATCCTTCAATAGTACAAATATAAATAAGTTTTAATTACAAATAGAATTTATTTTTTAACCGAAGTAAAAATCAGGTGTTCGCAGTTTCTCGATGGCATACCTAATGCTATCGCAAAGATGGTTATACTTGTCAATGGGTATGCCGGCGCGGGCGTTGTTCCAACAATAATTTTGCAGTTCTTTTTTTAGATTGACGCTGTCTTTATCAACAATTAATTTATAGTCCTGAATAAACATTATGCCCTCGCGTACTGACCCAGGACCTTTGGTTGCTTCAAATATATTAAAACCCCTATCGTACATTGCATCGATCATTCGCTTATCAGCACTATCGGCAACTATCAGTTCGTTGGCCCGAGTGTTTATTCGTATAACATCTGCTATATTTTCCTGAGTTAATTTGTTCGAGTAACAAAGTTCCTTCACGTAAATAGCTTTTTTTTTCTCATCAATAGCAACTTTACTCATAGCCGTCGGATCAGGCTCCCATCCAAAATCGAGGCCATAAGCACATTGTAATGTTTCATCAAAATCCCCTTCTTCCCAATTTTTAAATATAGCCCCTTCCAATCGTCCTACTTCACCT